ATCCTTGAGCTCCTGCTTGTAGTCGCCGAGGAGGTTCTTCGAGGCGCTGCTCTGCTGGGCGGCCAGGGTGAGTGACCCCATCGCGTTGCGCGATGTCTCAAGGCTGTTGACCAGCTGCTCCTGCGAGGACTTGCCGGCGTTGACGGCCTGGTTGAAGGTCACGATCGCGGCGGTTGCGAGCAGGGCTGCGATACCCCACGGTCCGCCGAGGAAGCTCACGACGGAGCCGAGACGGCCGCGCACGGAGGTTGCGGTCACGCCGAGGGTCTGCAGTGCGACCTTGGTCGCGGCGATCTTCGGCACGACACTGAGGAAGGCGGCCCCGCCGAGGCCGACGGCAGCGACGACGCCGAGGATGCCGAGGCTGGTGGCCTGCATCGACGGCGGGGCGTTGTTGAACGCCGTGACGAGGTCGTCAGCTGTCTGGACGAGGGTGCGGAGGGGCCCGTCTGCCGAGGAGCCGGTCCGGATCAGCGCGCCCTCGAAGGCCGACTGCAGCTTCTTGAGGTCACCGACGAGGTTGTCGTTCTTGATGCGTGCCTGCTCGACGGCGTAGCCCGCGTCGTTGTTCTGGTCGATGTACTTCTGGATGCCGTCGCCGGCTTCCTTGTAGAGCACGGTGGCGGCACGCACGGCGTCGGAGCCGAAGATCTGCGCGAGGGCCTGCTGACGCTGCGCGTCGGTGAGGACGGAGAGCTTGTCCCGAAGGTGCTGGGCGAGGTCGGTCGCGCTGAGGAACTGGCCGTTCGCGTCCTTGACGTTGATGCCGAGGGACTCCATGAGCTGCGCGGACTGCTTCGAGGGGTTCGCCAGTGCCTGCAGCATGCTCTTGAGCGAGGTTCCCGCGTCGGATCCGAGGAGGCCCGCGTCGGCGAACGACGACAGGACACCGGTGGTCTCCTCGAGGCTGAACCCGAAGTTCGACGCGACGAGACCAGACTGGTTGAGGGCGTCGCCGAGCTGCTCGACGCCACCGAGCGCCTTGCCCGCGCCGGCAGCGAGGAGGTCTGCGATGTGGGGGACGTCGGCACCGGTCAGGTTGAACTGCTTCATTGCGACCGACGCGATCTGCGTGGCCTTGCCGAGTTCGACGTTGTCGGACGCCGCGAGTGCCAGAACACCGGTGAGGCCGCCGCCGAGGATGTCGCGGGTGGCCAGGCCCGCCTTGCCGAGCTCGATCTGCGCTTCGGTGACCTGGCTGGCGGTGTACCCGAAAGCGGCCCCGGCGTCGAGGGCCTGCTCGCGGAACTTGCCCATGTCGATCGCGCCGGCACCGGTCGCGGCGCGGACCTTCGACATCTGCGCTTCGAACTGGGCGCTCTTCGCCACTGCGAGCCCGAAGGCGGCGGCGGCGACCGTGCCGACGGTGCCGATGCCGGTGGCGAGGGTGGACAGCGCCTCGCGCTTCTGCGCGAGCTTCTCGGTCTCGGTGCCGAGCTCTCGCGTCTTGCGCGCGGCAGCTTCGAAGCCGCTGATGTAGCCGGACACCTCGGCGACGAGGGACGTCTTGACGGTACGGTTCGCCACAGGACGCTCCCTTGTTCAGTTGTCAGTCGTCGAGGACCTTCCGGACGGTCCAGTTCTTCGCGGCCTTCTCTGCCTCGCTCAGGCGCTTGCCGTACTTCTCGAAGTAGGCGTTCCGCGCTCGCTCGATCTCGAGCTGCGCGAAGTCCATGACGCCGTTCTCCGAGGCCTCGTAGTGCCAGCCGCCGTCAACCGACGGGTTCGCCTGCGGGTCGGTGGCTTCGGACATCGGCTGTCCGTGCGGGCCGCGGTCGGACTGAGCGCGGAGGTGTTGCACCACCAGGGCGAGCTGCTCCTCGTCCCATTCCGGCTCGAGCTCGGTGGTCTCGCCTACGCGCCGTCCTTCTTCGTCGAAGCGGTACGTCGTCGTGCGGCGCGGTTCCCAGCCCCAGAGGCGGCGGGGCGCGATGCCGAGCCGGACTGCGACGTCGAGCTCTTGCTCGAGCCGCTGCGCGCTTTTTTTGCGGCCTCGATCGCGAGCTGGGGTCGGCGCTCGTTGAGCCCCCAGACGGCGTCGGTGACGCGCTGCGCGTCGTAGCCCGAGAGCTGTTCGAAGAGGTCGGACCACTCGTCGACGCGCGCTTCGCGTTCCTCGTCCGTCAGGTCCGCCGTCAGCGGGTCGACGCGGAGCTCATGCTCCTCGCCGTCGATGAGGAGACGTCCGGTGCTGGGGGCGATGTACCGCACCGCGGCTCGGAGGTTGTAGCCGTAGACGCGGTCGAGTCCCACGTCCATGCGGAGCGGGGCACGGTCGACGGCTTCCGCCCAGGCCATGCCGTTCGCTTGGTGGAAGCGGAGCGTGTGCGCGGTGCCATTGATCAGGACGTCGACGTCCTCGTGGTCCGCGGTCTTGGTCTTGCCTGCTGCGAGGTCTTCGGAGAAGCCCATGTCTGTATCCGCCGTTTCTTCCGCCGAGGTGGTGTGACCTGACCGGGGCGACGGCGGAGACGCCCCGGTCAGGAGTTGGGAGTGGTCGGACTACGCGACCGTCTTGACGCGGCGCTGGACCGTGTCGTTGATGAACTGCGTCTGCTCGATGAGGTCGACGCCGTTCTCGGACGGGGCGGCCTCCCGCTGGGTGCCGGCGATGAACGGGATGACCGTGACGATCTGGTCCTTCGCCCACGGCAGCTCGTTCGCGATGCCCTTCCGTCGGACGAACCAGCCGGCGGTGTCCTTCGGCAGGAGCACGGCCGCGGAGTTGGCGTCCGTGGTGTCGACGTACTTGTTCGTGAGGGTGTCGGTCTCCTTGCCGGGACGCGACAGGTCCTGCGGGAGCGTGTAGCGCTTGTCCTCGACGGTCGCCTGCGTGGTGCCGTGGTCGAAGCCGTCCGGGGTGAAGGAGTACGTCATGTTCTGCGTGGTGTCGGCGTTCAGGACGGCGATCGACAGCGGGTTCACGTCCACGCCCCACGGGACGAAGGCGATCTTGTGGCGGCCGTCGGATGCGGTGGACGCCGGGCGGGGGTCGGTTGCGTTGACCATTCGAGCTCCTTGCTCTGTGAGGGGATGCCGGTTGCCCGGCGGCATGACCCGCGGCGCGGGTGGCATGGAAAAAGCCCCCGCGTCAGGCGGAGGCTTCGGGTTCGGTGACCAGTTCCCAGGTGGAGGCGATCCAGTACAGCGGCGGGTCGAGGTCCGCGTCGTACTGCATCTCTGCGGGTTCCTCGTCGGTGCACCGCATGGGCCGGCAGACGCGGCCCGCGATCGTCGGGGTCCACCCGAGCAGCTGCGCGGTGATCGCGTCGTCGAGGTCGCCGGCGTCGGCGGGGTCGACCGAGGTGGCGTGGAGCGTGAAGCGATACCGTTCGACGTCCTGACGGCCGCCGTAGCGGCCCTCCGCGCGGCCCGGAGCACCGACCCAGGCGGTGACGTAGCGGGTGCGCGGCTTGCCGTCCGGCGTCTTGGTGGCGTTCCCGCGGAAGACTCGGGGGGCGAGGTCCGCGTCGTCGCGGAGCCGATCAAGGACCGCTGCGACGTGATCTGACGTGCTCACAGGATGGTGTTCCTCCCTGCCGCCACGGACCGGATTATGCCGCCGAACGTGAGTGCACGTTCGGCCTTCTCGAGTGCCCGCACCAGGAGCTCTTCGTACTGGCTGGTGTGGGCCTCGAGGATGTTCTCGCCGAACTTGTGGGGCGCGCTGGTCGGTGATCCGTTCTCGACGATCGCGCCGAACGATCCCTGCCGACGGTTCTTGTCCGGCCCGATGTCGCAGCGGAATACGCTCGCGCCGAAGCCCATGAAGCTGACGAACTCGTACCCGATCGAACGGCTGTAGTAGGGCAGGCTCGCGAGCCCGCTGGCTGAGTCCCGCCACTCGTTCGTCATGTCGACGGCGACGGTTTCCATGGCCTCGCGGACGTAGGGGGCTGCGGAGGAGGCGACCTCGCCGAGTGCGGCGGCCAGCTGGTCGACCTCGTGGGCGTCGATCGTGAAGCCGGCCATCAGGAGATCATCTCGATGGGGAGTCGGCGGGCGGTGGCGTTGGTATCGAAGTGCAGGCCAGCGATCCGGGCGGTCTGCTCGAGTAGCGCGGGGTCGAGGTCGTCACCGTCGACCGGCACGAAGGTGACGATGTCGTTGACGCGGATCCCGGTGGACGTGGCGACGGGGAACGAGAGGATCGCCGCCTGGCCGACGAGCAGCTGTGACGCGGCTTCGATCGCCGACGTGACCGTGGAGACCGTTCGCAGTCTGCAGGGCCCCTCGTAGATGGTCTCCGTCGGTGCGCGCAGTTCACCGCTCTCGTCCTTCACCGGTGCCCCGACGGACCGCACGACGCGGCATCGGGACCGCATCCGCGACTCAGCCTGACGACGAAGCCCTGGAAGCGCCGCGGCGATGTCGTCGCCGAGCGTCATGCTCCCTCACCGCCCTCGTACAGGGGTCCGCCCCCGATGCCGGTGAGGTCCGCACCGCAGGAGCAGAAGACCGCGCCGAGGTTGCGGGAGCACCACGGCAGGTGCCGGTCTGAGGCGTTGGTGGTGTCGACCGCGTAGGCACCCCCGGACGCGGCGACGAGGCCGAGGAAGGTCCACCATTCGTCGTCGATGGTGACGCGGCCCTTGCTCGACTGGTACGTGCGAGACGAGGATCCGTCGTCGACCGAGATGGTGACCTGGGTGGAGTCGTCGGGCTTCTTGATGTGCGCAACGACTGCCTGCCGGACCACGTAGTCGAGCTTCGCCTGCGGCGGCACTTCGTAGCCGAGCTTGGTAGCGCGGTCGGTGATGAGCAGGGTCGCGTCCTCGACCCACTGTTCCCACTGCATGCCCTCCGGTGAGGACGGTTCGGGGGCGGCCTGGCCGAGCTCGACGGCGATCTTGTCGTAGATGCTGGCGACCATGGCCGCCCCCTTCCCTTGTTAGGAGGTGGAGACCTCGACGCCGAGGGCGCTGAGGATCTCGTCCTTCTTCTTGGCCTCGCCCAGGTCGACGTCGTGCTCGACGGCGTAGGCCTTGAGCTGGTCGATCTTCCAGGCGGTGTTGGGCTCCCCGTCGGGGACCTGGACGGCGTCTGCCGTATCGGCGTCGACCCACTCGGAGTCGAGCGCTGCCGCGACGTCGTCGCCGACGCTCACCACGACGCCGGTCACCGTGGACTTGAGCCGCGGCATCAGCCGGCGACCTTGTCGACGATGAGGGAGAACGCGTTGAGGTCCGCGATGCCCCAGCCGTAGACGACCTCGGCGCGGAACGCGATCTGGTTGTTCCGCTTGAGGTCGCCGCCGCCGTCCGGGTCGCCGTACTCGATCAGCTCGAGGCCGATCTGGCGCTGGATGCCCCAGCGGAACGAGCCGAAGTCTCCGACGATGCCGAGGAGGTTCGTCGGGGCCGCGGCGACGCCGAGCGCCTGCACGGTGTTCGAGACCGACGCCGTGTGGTTCTCGAGCTGCGACGTCTCGGTGGTGAGGCGGAAGTCCGGGTAGAGCTTCTGCTCCGACTGCGTGCCGCGCAGCGCTCCGAACTTCGACGCGAGGGCGGTGTCGAGGGCGAAGCCAGACGGGACGTACCGGCTCGCCAGGACGAGCGCGTCGGCCGCGTCCAGGTTCGCGTACGGCTTGTCCGTCGAGACACGCTCGACCTGGTTCGTCGCCGAGCTGATCCGCTGGTTCATCGCCGCGACCTCGGCACCACCGGTGGGGTTGATGCCGTGGATGCCACCGAAGTCCAGGGCGCGGGACAGGGCGGGCTGGATGGCCTCGAGGATCTGGTTCACGACCTCGACGCGGTCGTCCTCGTCGGCCCACTTGACCTCTTCCGTCATGCGGACGGTCTTGTGGAACTTGAAGGGCTTCACGGTCTGAGTGGACGGCGTGACGGTCGAGCCGCCCTTGTTTGCACCCTCACCGACGTACTCGGCCTCGCCGATGTCGAAGGTCATGGCCTGGCCGGCACCGAACTTCATCGGGATGGCCGGCGAGAGCTGGGCGAGGACGGATCCGCCCTTCACCTTTCCGAGCCACGGGTCGAGGATCTGGTTGGGCAGGGAGAGCTGCCCGGTGGTCAGCGTAGCCATGGGGCTACTCCTTTCGGTTAGTCGGAGTCGCCGAAGAGGCCGCGGGTGAACTCCCGCATGTCCGTCTTCGCGTCGCCGGTCTTCTTGGTCGCGCCCTCCCTGGGAGCGACGTTGCCGTTCTTCTTCCGGTCGGTCTCCTTCGCCGCGAGGCGGGCTGCCTGCGCGGTGAGGGTGTCCTCGTCGGTGCCGGTGAGGAACAGGTCCCGGTCCTCGGCGCTGATGCCGTGCTTCGCTGCGATGTCGCTGCGGAGCGCCCGCGCGTTGGACGCGCTGAGCTGGTTCTGCAGGTCGGTGAGCTGCTGCTCGACGCTCTTCGCGCCGTCGGCCTTCGTCTTGAGGTCGTCGTAGTCCGCGTACTTCTCGGAGGCCTTCCGGCGCTCCTCGCTGCGGACCTTCGAGACGAGCTTGTCGACGTCTCCCTGCGTGAAGGACTTGTCGTCACCGCCCTTGTCCTTATCGTCGCCGCCGCCGGAGCCGCCGCCGTCAGCGGGGTCCGGGGTGTCGATGAACCGCAGCCAGGGCCGGTAGTACGCCGGCTGGAACAGCGGTCCGCGAGCGGGGATTGGGGTGGTGTTCATCGGTGCGATCCGTTTCTGTCCCGTCGGACATCAGACCGGCCTTGGACGCGGCCGTAGCGCTCTCCCCGATCGGGGAAGTGTGTTGTCACCCGTGGATGTGGGCGAAGTTCTCGTTGAGGTACTCGCGGAGTTGCGCGCGCTGCTTCGGGCTGCGGCTGCGCTTCGACGCGACGTACTGCAGTGCGGACGCTTCCGGGCCCTCGTCGTCGCCGAGGAACACCGGGGCTGCTGAGCAGTGGCAGTGCGGGTGCGTTGCGAACCGGGCGGTCGACTCCTTGTAGACCGCGCCGCGCGCCGCGAGCATCGCGCAGAGCTTGCAGCCGCCTGCAGAGATGCGCTTCCATCCGATCGCCTTGGCGTCGTCCGCGCTGTTGCGGGTGATGGTGTCCCGGAACGGGCGAGCGGTCTCAAGCTGGACCACCTCGGCGAGGCGACTGCCGGCGGTGAGCTCGTCGCCGGTGAACAGCGGCTGCGCAGCCCAGGCGGTGGCGTTCCGGATCTTCTCGGCGCGGTCCGCGATGACGAGACGGGCTGTGTACGGGCCCGACACGTTCGCTGCGTCGCGTTCGGACTCGTAGTAGTCGGCCGCGAGCGCGGCCGTGCCGTCCTGGTAGTAGCCGATCACCTCCGGCACTCCGCCGAGCAAGTCGAGGCGACGCTGCTCGGGGGTGCCGGAGGTGGAGGAGAGCAGTTGCAGTGCGGCGGTGGTGGCGGCGTCAGCGACCAGGTTGAGGGATCGGCGCGTCTGCTGCGGTGTTGCCACGTTGCGCCTCCTGCGGGGTCGTCTTCGCGGCCAGTGCCTCGAGGACATTGCGGCCGGCTGTGCGGCGTCGGTCTTCGAGGGCGCGGCTGATCTGCTGGCTGTCGAGCCCGATCAGCTCGAGGCCGACCTCGGTCTCAGCGAGCCACGGCACGGAACCGAGCTGCTTCGCACCAGCGTCGGCCTGTGCGGACTTGGACAGGTAGAGCGGGTTGCGCCACTTCGGCGCGATGCTCTTCCAGTCCTCCGGCACCTCAGCGAGGCCGTTCTGCATCGCCAGGGCACGCAGCATGGACCGTCGGGTGGGCGGCGTCCATTCGCCGGTGGCGTTCTCGGCCTCGGCGATCAGGTCGTCGCGACCCTGGATGTACGAACCCTCGGCCGTCGGGTTGGCCATGTCGGTGAGCGCGAACGACGAGTCGGGGAGGTCGTACTCGCGCGCTTCGAGCTTCGCGAGCGCGTTGAGGTCGGCCAGGTGCGGTGCTGGGGACTCCGGTGATACCTGCTTGAAGTCCGCGCGGCGCTCGTCGTCGTTCTCGGCGTCCTCGTTGTCGGGGATGCCCCAGATGCGGCCCATGACGAGCTGCCAGGACGATTTCAGTGTCCCGTCGGGGTTCTGGAACATCTTGCTCGAGCCGCCGAGGAGGATCATCTTCGGGATCGCGTAGATGTCCATGTGCGCTTCCATGCGGATGAGAGCGCGGAGCGCGGCGTCCTGGTGGGACATCGCCGGCCGGGTGATGCGGGAGCGCCCCATCCGGCGGTCCGAGCCCGGCTTGTACACCAACGGCTCGACGGGCATGCCGTAGAGGTGCTCGGAGTAGTCGATCGTCCACCGGCCGGTGTTCGTCGCCTTCTCGCCACTGATGGTGAGATTCGGCAGGTACAGCACAAACCCGGTGATGGCGTTGTCGCGGCGTGCGGTGACGGACAGGAAGCTGTCGAGCCGGCGGGTGCGCGGGTTGTGGATGCCGGTCGCGTTGAGCGCGTTGCGGGCGTGCACGAGCGCCTTCGGCTCACCGGGGAGGCCCTGCGTGGTGACGAGGTAGGAGACGCCGTTGATGAGCGAGTCGGTGCGTCCCTGCGCGAGCTCGGTGAGGAGCGAGTTGTCGTCCTGCAACTCCGGCAGACCGAGGTCATCGAGGTCGCTGGTCTGATGGCCCGGCCAGATGAAGCGGTCGATGTTGCATCGGCGACCGAGCCCATCGACACCCTTCGCGGTCCACCCGAGCGCCATCGCGAGGTTGGCGTACTGCGGGGGGATGACACCCCCGACCTGCTTCGCTGCGCGCTTCCCGTCGTAGTACGACGCGCGCATGAGGTTCCGCGGGGTCTTCGCATCGAGCTGCTCGATCAGCAGGTTCAGCGTGACGAGCTCGTCGTCGGTCAGCCGTGTCGTCTTGATCGCTGGCGTCTTCAAATCACCACCATCTCCCTCTGCTGCGTGCTGCGCTGACGCTTCACGTTCTGGTTCTGCGCGCCCCACAGGGCGAGCGAGGCGGACACGATTGGGGTGATGTCGGACACGGGGTCCTTGCGGTTCCACGCCCACGCCCCGGCAAGCGGCCGCTTCCGTGCGACGGAGAGCGCGACGTTCATCTGCGGCTGGTCGGTGTGCCGCAGTGTCTTCGCCATGACCCCGTCGAAGACGGCGGCGCAGGCGACGGCCATGTCACGGCCCTCCGCGGAGGCGAGCGTCACGACGACGTCCGTCCCGGTCACGTACCAGCGGCCGTTCTTGCGCTTCTCGACCAGGCCGGACATCTCGTCGGCGACGACCGCGTGGAGCTTGTTGTGCTTCGCGCGCTCGGTCAGCCAGCTCGGGATCCAGTCCACACCGGCACGCTGCTCGTACATCTCGATGTGCCACAGCCCATCCGGACGCTTGCCTGCCAGCGAGGCAGTCGCGAGCTTCCGATCTGGTGCGACGTCGAGCGCGATCGTGAGGCGTTCCGTCGGCATCGATCCCGCGTCCTTGACCGCGTCCCACGACTGCGGGTCGATGACCTGCGGTGTCGTGTTCGGGTCCCAGATGCCGAGCGCTTCCCGTCGGAACGAGTCGTCGTCGGTGAGCTGCTCACGCATGCGCTCCATGGACTCATCCGGCGTGCGGCGCGGGTACGACGGATTCGCCTTCGCCCACTGCTCCCGATCATCGGAGTCCGCGTCAGCATCCGCCGAGAACTCGATGTAGGCGCTGTTCTTGCCCTTGCCCGACAGCGCCTTCTGTCGACGGTTGCTGAACTCGTCACCGCGGTCGACCGGGCGGGGCGGCGTGCCCATGAAGAACAGCAGTGCGCCGCCGGGGTGCTGCGACTGGTTCGCGGCAGGCACCATGTCCTCCAGTGCCTTCTCGGTGAGGATCTGCGCTTCGTCGAACACCTCGATGTCGACCTGGTCGAAGCCTCGGCCGAAGCCGTCCTCGCGTGCGCCGAACATGATGACGGACCCGTTCTTGAACCGGATCTCCTGCTGGCCGTTCGAGGTGCGGATGCCGTCGTTGCGGCCAGGGGCGAGGTGTGGGCGGATCTTCTTCCGCTTGACCATGCCTTGCATCGACTCGAACGTCATCGTCGCGGTACGCGTTCGGTGCGCGGTCCAGAGGACCGTGAAGCCCGGGAACAGCACGCACAGGGCGATGATGATCATGCCGACGAGGAACGTCTTGCCGACCTGGCGTGGGATCGAGAGCACGACGCCGCCGACGGTGGCAGCGTACTTGCCGTCCTTCCGCTTCCCGAGCGCGATCGCGCCGACGCCGTGCTGCCACGAGTCGAACGTGACCCCCATGTCCTTGCACTTCGCGACGACCCGCGGCCAGGCGGTCGTGACGATGCCCTCGGGCATGACGATGTGGCGGGCGACCTCGGAGAGCTTCGGTTCAGATTGCGTCGGCGTCGAATGCGCCGTCTTCGACCTCGGCATCTTCCGACTCCTCGCTGTTCCGCGCCTCGATGGCCTCGATCTCGCGACCGATCTCCATGTGGCGTCGGGACAGGGCGGCGAAGTCACGGCCGGAGATGTTCGGGTTCGACATCAGCCGAGCGTTGAGGCGGCGCATGTCCTTGAGCTCGGCGAGCGTGTCGCCGGCTGCTGCGGCCTCCTCGAGCGTCAGCGGCTTCGCCGGCACTGGCGGAGCCTCATCGGGCTCGACAGCGCGGAGGGCGGTGCGCTTGGCGGGCATCCGGCACCTCCTCGGCGTGTGGAAAAAACGTCGGGGAGAGATGACGCCTATCCCCTGTGGTACTTCCAGGTCGCTGCTGGGGGGACCTCCCCCTGGGGCCTGCCGAAGGTCCCGGCCGGTCGTGTCTTGACCCTCCGATGAGCCTGTAGGTCGACCCTTCGCGTCGTCCTGTCCGGGCGCTACTTGAGCGCTCCGCTGCGCCGAATGATCGGTGCGACCAGGCGTGCACGCTTCTTGCTGTTGCAGTCGTTGTGCGCCGCGGCCTTGTTGCCGCGGATGTCCGGGCCGCCTCGCTTGAGGGGGATCACGTGGTCGACGACGAAACATCGCGGGTGTGGCCAGACCAGCGTGTAGTCGATGGCCTCGCCGCAGATGTGGCAGGCAGCCTTCGTCTTCCGGATCGCTGCTCGATCGCGATCGCGCTGCCCCGTGTCGCGGCCCGGCTTGGCCGCCACGTTACTGCCCGTCGATGGGGATGTAGGTGACGCCGCCAGCAGTGAGCATCACGTCGATGCCGGTGGGCTGGCCGGCGAAGTACTTCACGTCGACCCGGTCGATCGGCTCGGTGGCCTTGATGCCGGCCCGCTTGAGCAGCGCCCTGATCTCCGAGAGCTTCATGTCACTCCTCGTGAGGGTCTGTGTTGGGGTGGAATCCCATGCGGTGGAGGCTGGTGTCGCCGCCGTACGTGGCTTCGATGGCCGTGTCGTTGTCGCGGTGCTCGAACTGTTCCTCGGCGTCGTCGTGCTGGCTGGCACGGGTAATGCTGAGGCTGAGCGCGAGGCGGATCTTCACGGCGCTGAACGCAGACGATCAGCAGCCTCGTAGACGGTGGTCCGTCCGTCGAGGCTGCGCAGCTTGCGGGTGCCGCCCCGTAGGCCGACGACCTGCCACGCCTGCTCACGATGCAGGACGGTGGAGCCGACGGGGCAGCGTGCGCTCACGGTCAGCTCCTGTCTTCGATGACGTCGGCCATCGCCTCGTTGATCTCGGCGACTGTCTCGGGTGGCGGTGTGGCGCGTGGCACGTTCGAACGGGTGCGGTGTGCGCTGAGGTCTGGGTCGTCCACGCTGACGCTCCTGGAGGGTGAGCCCCGCGTCGCCCTCGACCCGAACGAGTGCGACGCGGGAGTGTGTTCCTCGTGCTCGCGCCGCGTGCGGTGGTTCGCTGTGCGGCCGGTGTCGCCCCGCCGTGACAGGGCGGGGCCGGCGGCTGGTGCGGGAGCGGTGCGTGTCGGCGGGCACGAGGAAGTCGAACCGCTCCTTGGTGACCCGGGAGCAGTACAGACCGGGGTGCGATGGTCCGGCAGCCTGCCGGCGTGGTCCCGGCGTCCGGGAGTCTGACGTCCGCTGACGGAGACGACCCGGTCACTGTCCGGCCGGACGCAGTGACGCGTCCTGTCGCCCATCCGGGCTGGCCTGGTTGTCGCGGGCGGCGCTTGCCTGCCTCGCTCAGCATCCGGGTCGCTCTTGGCGTGATCTCCGGATACGACAAATGCCCGCCGGTTTCCCGGGCGGGCATGCGATGTCACGGACATACTAACGGCCCGCGGGACAGGCGCACAACTACGCGGGTCCGGCGTGTCGGTGGCTGGGGTGAAGATGGTCGCATGACGAACGACGAGCGGCTGATCCTCGACTTCGAGGAAGCGCACCCGCGGAACGATCGCCGCAAGGAGGGCGCGATCCGCACCGAGCTGTCGATGTCGTGGGTCCGGTACCAGCAACGTCTCCTTGGCCTCGTGCGCCGTGAGGATGTCCTCGCGGAGTACGCGCAGGTCGCGCACCGCGTGGCGCGGGCGACGGCAGCGGGAGTCACCCGCCGCGCCGCCCGCCAGCTCTAGGCCGTCACCTCCCCCACGGGTGCCGGCTCCGCGCCGACCGGCCGCCGCATGTTCGTCGCGAGGCGACGGACCTGCTTCCCCCGCCACAGATCGCGAAGCTCGTCGGCCTTCACCCAGACGACGCCATCCTTCGTCTGCGTCTCGAG